AATACCAACCACATCTTACTCGGTCAGCGGAACAACTTTAACATTCACAGAAGCTCCTTTGAACACTGACGTTATTGATGTACGCATGATAACAACAACTGCAACAGTTAGTCAGTTGTATGATACAAGTGGATATAACACAGTTAACACAATTACTGGAACTGGTATTACATTTACAACTGGTACAAATACTTTAACTACTCAGTATACAATTAACACAACTGGTGCAATTGCAAGTACAGTGGCAAACGTTACAATCTCAACTGCAAGTACACCAACTACAGTTGATAGTTTCTTTGCCAATACTTATAGTACCGCAAAGTACATTTTAACCAGTACATTTGCCGGAGTAAAAGAAGCAACAGAAGTGTTAGTGGTTACTAACGGTTCAGTAGCAAACGTTGTAACATATGGTACAATTAATACTGCCGGAAATGCTTTAACAAGTTGGAGCGCAACAATGTCAGGCAATATTGTTCAACTACAGGGTACAACAACAAATAATGGTACTGTAATTAGAATGACTAAACAGTATAACGCAAACTAATAGTGATAGTTAGGGGAGGATGGGCTTTCCCTAACTTAGTTTAATTTTTTCGTGGATAGTGAAACGAAAAGGAAGAGAAAATGGCAAATAATAATTTTATAGTACAAAACGGATTGAGTGTTGGGGGAGCAGCAGGGGCAAATATCAGCGTTGATCCTGTATCGGGAGCAATGTATATTATTCCGGCAGCAACAACCGCAATACCAAATCCAACAGCAATGGTGTTTACCAGCAACGGCACAATTACTACGGTCACAACAGTGGCCGGCGTGGCCAACGTGGCCAATATTGCCACAGCTGCAAACATTGCATCAGCAGGAACAGGCTTAACAACTTTTTCTAATATCACAGTTGGTAACATTTATGTCAATGGATCAACTGGCACAAACGGACAGTTTCTAAGCTCAAACGGTGCTGGATTGTCTTGGGTTACCTTGAGTGCAAGTAGCATAAGTAATGGCACCAGTAATGTTATAGTAAATTCTGGTAATATCACAATTGGCGTAAATGGAAATCAAGTTTGGACGGTAAACCCATCTGCCGTAACTATTTCCGGTAACGTAAATATTCCAACACAATTGACTACCACTACATTAGTTGCAAACGTCGGTACATTAAATGTTGGTGGTAATATCAGCTATGGTCCAGACTTTGGATTGATTGGATCGTTTGTAGCCAACGTGCCTAACTATGCTTATGTGGCAGTACAAAACTTAAACACCGGCGGTAACGCTAGTGCCAGTTTTACTGCATACAACAATACAGGTACAAGTTATATTGACGTTGGTGTTAATAGTAGTAACTTTAACGCTGTATCAAGCGGATATGTTAACAATGCATTGAATACCGCAAGTGCAAGTTATGCTTATTCATACGGTGGTGATATGGTTGTTGGTACTTGGAACAACAACGGGATTCACTTTATTACCAATGCTGTGACCACTGCTGGTGACAGCATGTTTATCGCTGGTAACGGCAACGTTTATATTAGTGGAAACCTAACAGTAAGCGGAAATACCAACTTTACTTACACCACCACCAACTTTGTAACAGAAAGTGCAAACTTGGTTCAAACGGCATACTTGGCTGGTAACGCAACCACCAACAGTGGCACAATTACATTACAAAATAATATTGTTCCGGGCGCCAACACCTCAATTAATTTGGGCAGTACCACTGCTTGGTGGAACAATATTTACGGTGTAACATTTGTAGGAACTTCGACTAGCGCAAAATACGCTGACTTGGCAGAGAATTATCGAGCCGACAAGTTCTACAATCCCGGAACAGTATTGATGTTTGGCGGAGCCAACGAAGTCACATTGGCCGACGCAGATACTACTCGAGTTGCTGGGGTAGTTTCTACCAATCCAGCCCACTTGATGAACGGTGGATTGAACGGTGCATCAGTAGCAGCAGTGGCCCTGGTGGGACGTGTTCCTTGTAATGTAGTTGGACCAGTTGCCAAAGGCGATTTGATGGTATCGGCCGGATTTGGATTTGCTAAAGTTAATAACAATGCTCAACCCGGGCAAGTGATTGGTAAAGCACTTGCCGACTTCCCGATCGCAGCAAAAGGTGTTATTGAAGTGGTTGTGGGTAGATTATAATACCCAAAACCCCAAGAAAAAGGGCCTAGGGCCCTTTTTCATTTGCAATAAATATACAATAACACGGATGTAATAAATGGCTTTAACTCGCCCACTGATTAACAATTTAAATACCAATATTGAAATATTCAATGACACAATAACGGTTTTACATGCTAACGCCAGCATAGCCAACAGTGATATTGGTTTGTTAATGAATCGCGCCGGTGGACTTGTACCAAATGCAGCATTTTATTGGAGCGAATCTACACTGGCATTTGTTGCAGCCCTGACCTCAAATACCGGGGTGGGCTATAGCAATATAACTGCTACGAGCTATGCCAATATTACTACAGGATCTTTAAACGCCAGTAGTGTGACTGCAAGTGGAACAGTTGTGGCCACAGGATTTTATTATCCCAACGGACAAAACGTAAGTGCTGGGTCGGTTAATCTCAGTATCTATCTAAATAAAGTTACCGCTACGAATACCGCTTACACATTAGTTGATAGTTTATCAAATGTGGGCAACACCAGTGTGCGTTGGACTGTGTCTAGCAGTGATAACATATACTCAAACTTTAAAATGAGTACTATCAATGCAGTAACCAATGGTGCAAACGTTTATTATACCGAATACGGTGTACTGCAAAACAACAATAGTGCAAACGTTGCTACATTTACCAGTAACGTTTACAATGGATTGATCAGTTTATGGGCGTTGGGCGGAAGCGGTAACGTAACTGTGGCAATTGAACGTGAAAGTTTGGGCACTGGAATTACCGCAGGATATTTAAGTAGTACAGGGCCACAAGGGGCTCAAGGTAATATAGGCCCAACAGGAACTGTAGCAAACACCACAAGTTGGATTGTGACTACAAATTTAACAGCCGCAACCAGCACAACAACTGGAGCATTACAAGTTTCGGGTGGTGCAGGTATTGGGGCAAACTTGTGGGTCGGCGGCACTATAAACGGTAATGCCGCGGCCGGATCCGCTTATTCAAATGCAGTAGGTTACATTGGATTACCTCAAAATGCACAGTCCAGTAGCTACACGTTGGCGTTGACTGACCAAGGCGAACAAATTTATTTAAGTTCTACTGCAAACGTAACTATACCAGCAAACGCCACCGTGGCGTTCCCCGTTGGTACAACAATCAACATTATCACAGGGCCCACTGCCACTGCCAACGTATTAATAAATTCTGACACACTATACTTAGGTGGAATTGGTACTACAGGTACTCGAACACTGTCAACTTATGCAATGGCCACATTGGTCAAGGTTGGTACTACTTCTTGGTACATTGGCGGAACTGGAGTTAGTTAATGGTTGCTAGTGTATCACGTCCTACTGGCATTGTAAAGAACGGATTGATATTGAATTTAGATGCCAGCAATACCGCAAGTTATCCCGGAACCGGCACAACCTGGACTGATTTAACCGGCCGTGCAAATGGCACAGTTGCTGGTGCAGTGACATGGGTTAATAACGGAAATCAAAGTTATTTTAACTGGGCCACTAAGGGATCGGGCAATTACATCAGCAGTTCAGTAACACAAAAGTATCTGCATTTTACTATAGTATTTTATCCAGACTTTACATTAAGCAACGATGCTAGTTTAGTTGGTATATTGGGTACCAGTTCAGATTCAACAAATTTAGATACCAGTCTAAGATTTGGTGGTGCAAATGGTACAGGGCCGTGGACCATAAATAATCCAGACAATAATGATGGGTACGCAAGTACTGCAATCTCATATTATGTAAACAATCAAGTTTATACCGGATCAGGTAATGTATCGTCAGGATGGAACATACTGTCGGCATATCGAAGCAACCAAACCAAAGCTGCTTGGGGCGACTCAGGGTCGGGATTTGCCTACTACCTAGGCACAGAAGGATACAGTACAGTCAGAGATTTTCAAGGAAGAATTGCTCTAGTATTGGGATACAATAGACAACTTACCGCCGCAGAAAATTTACAAAACTATACTGCGCTTAGAAGTAGGTTTGGGGTATAAATACATTAACAGGATAACCCATGCAACAAATTAAACGACTTTATAGATCAAACTACGCAGGCGAAAATGTTGTCAAATCATTGACTTACGAAAATGCCACTTGGATTCAAGAAAACGAGTACGCACCAAATGCAGTTACTAACCTACAGATATCCAACAAGGCCGTGGTGTTGGGCAATGGTATTAGCAGAACCGAACTGTATCCTCAAGGAGACTTGTTTGGTTTATTAAAAAATCACAAGGGCGGACTGTTGGCAGCAGGTGCAGTACAAACTTATGGATGTAATGCGATTGTGCGTGATTTTATTCCTGACTTTGTTGTTTGTAATGATGTATTGGCACATGAAATGGTAAATGATGGTTACTGTGATAAAACCATTGTGTATGGTAATGCCAATATGATTCTAAGTTATCCCGGAAAGTTTTATCTAACCCCGCAAGATCCCAGCTGGGACATGGGCGCCATTGCAGCATACCTTGCTTGTTTTGACGGTCACACAACAGTTTATTTAATGGGATTTGATTGCCATACCGGGGAATCATATTACCACATGAATGTTTATTCTGGCACCGACGGGTATCCTGATGTAGCCGAGCCCACTACTGAAGAGTTCTTTAGTCAGACTCTGCAATTGGTAATGAAAACTTACCCCAATGTGGACTTTGTGCGAGTAACTCCTACGCCAAATTATTACATGCCCGAGCGTTGGAAATATCAACTAAATCTAAGACAAATTACTTTTAATGAGTTTGTTAAAGAAGTTGATTTATAAAACTGTTTCTAGAGTTTTAATTTTATCAATTACACTATTGAATTTGAATGTTCTCCAAACACCAGGATGTAAGGGTTTGGGGTAATCATCTAAATGTACCCAACAATAACCTCGATGTTCGTTGTTTAAGATAGGCACAAATTCTTCGTCAACATTGATAACATAAGTATGGTATTCGAATTTACTCGAGTCACTGGTAAACTTTTCAATCGGAATAAGTTTTGCATCTCGAATCACACCACCTAACTCTTCAAGTATTTCTCGATTCAATCCATCGATCACCGTTTCTCCGGATTCGATTTTACCACCAACCAATCCCCAAGTTCCAGCATAGCTTCCGCCATGGCGTAGTAAAAAAAGATATCTGTGAGTTGTTCTACAATAAATTAATGCACCGGCGCTGATTAGATTGACAGATTCCATGCTCCTTCGGGGTAGACCCCGTCGTAGCTCTTTGTCCATTGATTGTTTTGCCATTTATATTGAATTCCGGTTGTTAGATTAGTTAAGTATTGTAACGTATTAGTGGTCTGGCTGTCAAATACCACACTCCAGTGTTGTCCGTTGTATTGTATTATGTCATTGGCATGTGCCACTAGATCTTGATTGTCACGACCGCGCCAGGCCAGCGCACCTTCTGGGTTATCAAAATCTCCAATGTCGTTGATAATTAAATATCTTGTACCAGTTGCCGGGCTAGTCAAGTAACTGCCCACGTTGACATTGCGCGGGTCAATGATGGCATTTATTGCATTTAATGTATTGGCCGGAGTTGTATTGGTAAACGGACTGTAGATCAACAAACTGGGATCTGTGGGATGATTTGCAACTGTACCAATTATTTCGCTGCCGTTGGATTGTGTTAGGCGTATTTGACTGCTTCCTGAAATAAATTTACCGTAGCGATCCAACAACGGCGCCCAGGACTGTCTAGTGCCAGAAATTACAGTATCGTTGTTGAAGGCATCATTGGTGGTAACATCGGTACTGTTTAATAATTGTAACGTATTGCCGCTGTCGCTGGTGCTTAACAACACACTATATCCCAATATACTCACAATTGTTTGCCCTAGACTTTGTAAAGTATCCAAGTCTTGCATATTGGTAATAACCGTTTGAATAACACCCATCTTCTTGACCTTGATGCTGGTGCTTAACCAAATTGGTAAATCAAAAGTCATTGTGGCAACATCAATGGGTTCTTCACCACCAGTGGGCACAGTTCTACTGCTCCAAGTGATATCGGTTAGTAACACATAGCTCAGACTGGTCCAATCGATATAGTTGTCGGTGCTTTGCATCTCCATGGCAGGATTAAACAACACACTCAGCTGCTCGATCAATTGCAACTTTTGTTCGGTGTTACTGGTCCAAATATCCATCTTGAGAGTCA